GCCCGTCAGCTGCGGCGTACCGGAGTAGCCTGTGCCGCCGTACAGGACCGTCGCGGCGGTGATGACGCCGCTCGACACTGCCGTGACGCGCACGATCGCGTCGCCATTGCCGCCGACCATGACGAGGCAGTCACCGACCTGATAATTGAGGCCGCCCGCGATAATCGACGTCACCGCGCTGATCGCGCCGCCGCTCGTCGTCACTCCGAAGATCGCACCAGTGCCAATCGATGCGAAGTTGTACGTGCCGCCTGCCGTACCCGCGAACGGGATCGTCGCGGTCGCAGCGAGCAGCGTCTGTTTCGTGAAAGCCGTTGTCGCGAGTTTTGTCGAATTGTCGAGATAACCCTGCGTCGTCGCGCTCGCGTTCGGACCGAAGTTTGCGGTGCCGGTCAGCGTGACGTTGCCGTTCGTCGTGATCGCGGTCGTGCCGTTGATCGAGCCGCCCGTGATCGCGGGCGCGGCGAGTGCGTTGTTCAGTGCCGTCGCGGTCAGGACCGTGTTCGGCGAGAATTGCGCATGCGCATAGAGCGAGTACGCCAGCAGCAGGATTGAAAGGACTATCCGTTTCATGGTCACCCCAGTTGCGATTGATCGAGCACGAACGTGCCGCCGATGTTGTTGAGCATTTCACCCGTCGCCACACCGGGCTGGTAGAACGGTCCCTGATTCCAGCCCGTCACGAATTTCGGATTGGCACCAGTGTTGCCGCCGAAGAAGCCGAACGGTGCATAATCGATCGTTTCGTAAATGAATTGCGAAGTCGTGCCGGCCGGTTGCGGAAACAGGCCCGATTCGATGATCGACTTCTCGACCGGAGTCGGGAAGAACTCAAAGTGATAGCCAACGTGCATCGGGCGGTTGATGTCGTATCCGACGTAGCACCGGCCGCGCGCGCCGAACATCGAACGCATGAGCGCGTTGATCGACGGACAGTCGCACGTCGCGATGTTCGCTGCAGCCTTCACGAGCAGCAGTTGCCGGTAATACTGGTCCTGTAACGGAAACGACACCGTGCCCGCGGCCTGGCCGCCGAAGAACGGCGCCTGCGACCACGGTTGCCACTGCGTGCCGACTGCCGTGCCGATGTTGAAGCCGAAGTTGTCGCCCGGCGACTGCGCGATCTGCAGATAGCGGGACTGCCCGAGAATGCGACCCCAGATGTCGAGCCCGAATCCCTGCGCGGTCGAAATATCCCAGACGTTCGTCAGGAAGTCGGTCGAGAACTTCGTCATGTCGACCCACTGGTCGAAGTCGGCGAGCAGCGATAGCAACGTCGGGGAGTTCGAAAACTCCTTCATGACCGTTTTGCCGAGGTAATCGGTCGTCATCGATCAGACGCTGATCGCGTTCACGGTGATATTGAGCTTCGGGCAAACCGGCTGCTGATCGATGCCCACTGTGACCGACGCACCGCTCGCCGGTGCAGGGCTCGTTCCGATAAAGAGCGTTACGGGCGTGATGTTGCCGAGCGCGAGGATCGGCGCAGCAAACTCCGCGGCAACGATCTGGCCACCAATCCGTGCGCGCGATACGACGATCGTGCCGTCGTTCGATGTGAATCCGCTCGCGAAGGCCGCCGCGACCGCCGTCTGCACCTGGCTGACGTAGTTCGCTGGCAGCGTCGTCAGGTTCGCGACATTGACCGTGATGTAGATCGACGTGTTCGCTGGGCGGATGAAGCGGATCGGGTACGTCGGATACGGTGCGACGTAATTGACCGTGTCCTGCACGTTGACCGTCACGAGCGTGCCCAGGCCGCCGGCGGTGGACATGCCGCAACCGCAATCGAGCTTCGAGTTGATCGCACTCGCAACGTCCGCACTCGCGCCGCCCGTCACGCTGATCGCGATCGAGTGTGCCGGGATCGGATAGTCCGTTGCGCCGTAGTTGATCGCCGCGTCGCTGCCGTTGTTGTAGACGAACAGGTCCGTCACGCCTGTCACGTTCGCAATAGCCGCGCGCACGTTCGACGGCTGCCCGACGCCACCAATCTGGACGGACGCGGCGCGGCGCGTCTCGAATTCGACGCGGTTTTCGGTGTCGGTACCGGGCGACGACTGGACGCTGTTTGACACGGCGACCCAGTTCGGCACCTGCTGATAGATGCGCAAATCGTTGACGCCTGCGGCCGGCACACTGCCCGGCGTGAGCGCCTGAAACGTGACGGAAGCCGTGCCCGGCCCCGCGCTGTACGTAGCGTCCGTCGTCGTTTGCCAGATCGTGCCGTCACTGGATTGCACCTGCGAGCCCTGCGGCAGCGTCGCGCCTGGCGTGCCGGTCACGGTTGCCGGCACGGTCGCGTACGTCGCGGCCTGGCGCGTCAGGAAATATATCCGTCCGAGCGCGTCCTGATAGACGCCGCTCGACGTCATCGGGTCGACGTTCGCGACCATCTGCGCCATCGCGGCGAACCACGCCTCGACCATGTACGACTGGCTCGATTCGAGTTGCCCTTGCGGCGTTGTCAGTTCGGTATTGAGCGTTTTGCCGGAAAGGGCAAAGGACGAGACCCAATCCGCCTGCACGCCCGCGAGCACATCCTGCTCTGCCGGAACGACAAGGCCAGTCGGGGTGAATTGGGGAAGGGGAACGTTCGTCGTCGTCATACGCGCGAGTCTATCAGAAAACTCGCGCGTATAGCTTTAGTTAATCAGTTGTGCGGGCCGGTAGTATTTCCAGAACCCGTTGTGACGCCGCCGTGCTGGTGCGTGCTCTGCGTGACGCCGTTGATGATCGCGTCCGGCGCGGCGATCGGCGCGGCGAAAGTGTTGACGCCCGCACCAGTTTTGGTCGAACTGACGTTTTTGTTGAAAATCACGTCGGCATCGAACACGACCTGTGCAGCCGTGAAGTGCACGTTGCCGGGCGTCTGTACGCTGATCGTCGCTGGCGACACGATGTTGATGCCGCCAGCGCCGGGCAGGAATTCGACATACTGCGTCGGGTCGGGGTTCAGCACGCCGCCAATGTAGAGCGCGTCGGCTGTGCTGAACGTGCGGTCTGTCGCGGGTGCGGCGGCCGCGGCGGTCTGCTTGATGTTCGTGATGTCGCGCTCGGCGAACATCGCGAGCCCAATGTCGCCGACTGCCGGATCGAGCTTGACCGCGCTCGCGCCGCCTTGTAACCGCATGTATGGCACATTGAAGATCGGCGCCTGCTCGAGCACGACCTTATTCGTGTCCGTCTCGAGCGTCATCGGTTGCACATCGACGAAACCGACCTTACCGCCAGTCGGGCGCACGGCGAGCACTTTGACGAGGTCGCACGTATGCACTCCACGCAGCAACTGCGCGATGATGAATAGCTGCGCGCGATCCGGGTCGAACTGAGATTCAAACGGGGAGTTATAGAGGTTACCCATTCGTGACGAGTTCCCCGGTCGAGACATTGCGAACGCGCTGGATCGTCCAAAGCGTACCCGTGCAGTGAGCCTGCGCGTACGGCAGCGCTGCGTCGTAGTCCGGCGCCTGCACGATGAGCGTTTGCGCGTACAGAACAGGGTGCACGAGGGTGAAGGCGAACGGCGTGATTGTTTGCGCGCTCATTGTCCATTTCCTTTTGGCCCGAAGGCGTTAGCGGCGACGCTCGTCGTCCATTGACCGCCCGGTACATTCGGCTCAATCGTGTGCGCGAGCACGGCGGCGACCCACAATGTGCGGTTCACGAAATCGAATATCGTCGTCACATCGCAGGCCGCGCCCGGCCGCAACAGCGGATTGAACAGCGTGTCGAATTGCAGACCGCTCGACGAATAGACAGGCATTCGCATCATGCCTGTCGAGACGTTGATTGGCACTGCGTCGGACGAGTATGGTGCATTGGCCTGCCGCACGACGAGACGTTGCAGGTTGACGAACCACGTCAGGTCGTTGAAGTGCGACATCAGGCCGGCGATCTGCTGCATCGGCGAGCCCGTCACGCGCACGTCGGTGAGCAGATACTGCGGCGCACTCGTCGAGTAGTCGACGGCGAAATCCTGCGTCGCGGCGATGGTCGTCAATGCGTCTTTCAGATTGACCGGACCGGCGTTCGCGTACGGGCTCGCTGTGGCGTTCATGAGTGCCATCGCTGCATTGGCCTCGATGATGAGCGAGACGGCCGGTATACCTGCGCCATTGACGCTGGACCACGAAATGACGCCCTGGAAGAACGGCACGTAGTCCATGCCGTTCCAGATGTCGATCGCGACGGTGTCGGTGTTCTGCGGCGTGAGCGACTCAAGCCATAATCTGGCTATGTTATTCATGGTGTCGGGCGGCACGCCGAAAATCTCGATCTTCGCGTTCCCGAACTGGTTGCCGCCCTGTCGCACCTGAATTTTCATCCGATGCTGGAGGAACGTGTAGACATCCGGCGTCGCTTCGCCGGACGCGTCGGTACGCGTGACGGTCACCGTCACGCGCGCTTTCTTCTCGACTGCGAATGGATTGAAGGTCATGGGGTGCGCGCCGCATTGATGGGTGCGACGAGCGCACGCCGCCGCGCTGACTCGCGCACAAGCGCTGCGCTGATCAGCCAGTAGCCATGCGGGTAGCGTTGCAACAGCGTTTCGTCACAGCGACCGAGCTGCTCGATCGTCACATCGGGCGACGTTTGCAGCTGCGCAAAGCGGTCGGCGTCGTCACGGATTTGCGCCATCGAAATGCGGTGGCCGTTGAGCCCGCCGCGCAGAATCATGTTGTCGGCGATCGTCACGGCGGCGCGCAGCCGGTCCTGCGACGTGATCAGCACGCCGTCGCGCTGGCACACTTCACCGAGGTCAGCGACGCGCATTGGCTGTGCCGTCACCGGTCCGACTGATTGCAAGTCGCGCAGGCACTGCGGAACGGGGTGGATGAGGTCGGCGATTGCGTACCCGCAAGCCACAGCGGCGACGATGAAGAGCGCCCAGAGGAAAGAGTCGACAAGGTTCATGATCTTTCTCATTGAATGCGCATACAAGCTTGGTAGATACTGCGCAAGACTTGCCGCGGGGTCATTCGGGCAAGCTCATCGTTCGTGTAGACGAGAATCACTAGCGTTCTTGTCAGCGCACCCGTTCCAACACCGTTCCGTTGACCAACCATTTTTGCACTAGCTAGCAGCGTGCTCATATCGACGCCTTGATCACGTGCTTCCGCGATATATTTTGCGACATCGCCCTCAACTGCGCATTCATTTTCGACTGCCGCAGTCGGCTCCGCGGCTTGTCCGCAGGTCGGAATCAGCGCAATCAGGAAGGCGACGAGAGCCGCGACGAACACAACCCCCAAAGTTTGTCGATTTCGCGCATCCATGATCAGTGCGCCTCATGCTTGACGAAACGGTTGGAGACGCGCTTGAGCGCTTCGATATAGCCGATCTGGTACGTGATCGACTCGCCGGTGCGCGGCGCGCGGTCTTTCTGTGCATCGTTCCAGCCGCGCTGGTATGCAGCGATGCGCTGCCGCTCGTTTAGTTGAATCATTGTAAATCTCCTATGGTTGACGCTTCGCATCCTACGCACAGGTAAAGCGAATGTCAACTAGTTTCGAACGGCAGAGTTATAGTTCTGTGTCGAATTGATCCGCTGCAAGCCGCCGACGAATTCCTGCGGCGTATTCGCCTGAACGTTCACCGTCTGAATGTTGAACTGCTGCCCGACACCCGCACCGTTCGGGCCGCCATACTGCGACGCGAGCTGTGCGGCACTCCGACCCCGTTTCAGGTCTTCTACGACGTTGCCGTGCGCCTCGTATATGCGCGAAACATTCACGCCAAGGGCCTGTGCGTCCCCGCCATCTGCGAACGACTTGTTCAGCAGCCTGCGCTCATACGGGTCTGTTGCCAGGAATTCCAACTGCTGATCCATTGTGGCCTGACTAGGGTCAATGCCAAAGCGCGCCCTGAATGCCGCCCGGCGGGGACCGCGCCACTGCACCAGGCCCGCTGCGCCGCCATCTGGCGAGATTGCATTCGTGCGAAACGAGGATTCGCCTCCGATACTTGCCGCGACTGCGGCGGCCTGGGCGGGGCTGAATCCATATTGGGTCACTAGCTTGGACATGATTTCCTGCGCCGTGCCGGCGGGGGCTGTCGTGCGCGAATTTGTGCCCGTCGATCCGGTCTGCCCGAGCCGCGCGGTGCTGCTCGCGGACAGCCGCGCGCCGCCGCGGTC